TTGTAGTTTGCTCTATTAACTTGCGAAGGGTTGCCCATTGTGTAGGGGTGAACTCGAATTTATTAAATATCATTTTAGATAGTTGTAATTGCCTGACATTCGGCATCGGTTAAACTTGTAGTTAAAAAATATGCTTCATTGATTTTGCCATCCATTGGGAAAGCATTGCTAAACCTTTGTCCAATGTCTAATCGTGTAAATGCAGAACTAATACTTAATGTTGAGATAGACGAACCATTGCAAAATAGTTTTGCCGTTCCGCTACTAAATTTTACCGCTACTTTTTTACGAAGTGTTGATGGCAAAGTTATTGATGTGTCTGCACCGCCCCAATACCAAGTTTGCACTCCCTCTGACCAATACAAAAACAATCTATTTGAAGTAGAGCCATCGCTTAAATCAAATGCAAAAGGGTTGCCCGTTCCCGTTCCTTGCACCATCTCAAAATCCATAAACCAAGTCCCCGTTCCGCTTCCAATCAAACTACTTATCCCCGTCTTGCTACAAGAATCCGCCACCCTTGTTGCACTTGCTCCATTAGTAAAAATATACGAAGTAACATAACTTGACGCCTCGACTTGAAATCCCCAAATGTAAATTGTTTGTCCCGCAGTACCAGTATATAAAACTTGTAAAACTTCGGAAGCGCCAAGCGTATTAGTCGCAGTAATTCTATACCACCCATTGCCTACGCTTGTGATTGTTCCCGTTCCGCTACCCGTGGTAATTGCCAAAGTCGACAAATTATACCCAATGTTTATAGAACCAGAACTTGTAAAAAGAGTGATTGAAGTTGAAGTCCCCGCTTTAACATAAGCACTAAAAGTACCAACACCCGCAACGCTATTTGTAATTTCATAACTTCGCTTACTTCCTGAAACAATAGCAATTTTGGACGCGTTATTAGTTCCGTCGGGGCTGACTGTGTCCGTAGTGTTTGAAGTTAGTGTTACGCCATCTGCGGGCGCATACCATAGCGATATATTTTCGCTATATGGCATATAATTCGTCGACTGCTTTTCAAGTAATAACGATGGACACCCGCCCCCGCCATTTTGATAAGTTAATCGTGGTACATTTAAGCGGTCGGTAGTGGGGAAATAGGGTTTGGCGGTTGAGCCGATGTTAACTTGTGCGCCCCAAATCGTACGAACAGAACCAATGCCAGGATTTAGCGATGTCCCATTTTGTGATAAAGTTCCATAAAATGCAAAATCTAAATTAGTATTATTTCCCGTATCAGTTCCCGTTACAATAAATCTCCACCAATTACCAACGCTTTCAACACTTGTAACCATTGAAACTTCGTCGGGTGCAATAATGTTTATACTGCCATTAACTTCATCAAATAAAACATAAGTTAATTTTGTAGTTCCACCCGTAAAATATAAATAACTACCCGTAAAATATGTTTTACTTGTTTCTTTTTTAATATAGATTGACAAAGTAACTGTGCTATTTGGTGCAACTGTAATTGTAGTTGCTGAAACTGATTGATAAACACTTGATGAATCTGATTTTATCGAATCCGCAGTCATTGTTCCATTCGGTGCAGTAGCAACATTATATGCCATCACGGGAATATTGTTTTTTGTCCAATACGCGTTGCTAAAATCCTCCGAATAACCCGCCATATTCCACGACACAACCTCCACCAACCCCGCACTATTTACTCGTGTTCCGTTGGATGCTCGAGTAAATGATAAATCACCATTGCCGTTTGTGGGAATTGGTGAGTAAACAACATCTTCTTTGTAGCCACTCGGAATCATCACGAGTGATGCCTGACTTAGTAGATTGCTCATAAGTTGTTTAATTTATTAAGTAAGCAAGAGATACCTTCATAGTACCCTCCGTCAGTTGTGATGCGTGATTTGTAACCTTGTACGATGTCCCACGCTTGACCTTTGTATAGACGATTTCGAGTGCCAATTCCGATGCCTATCATTTTAGTAGCCGATTACTGATCCTGAAGAGATAATGAATCCGGTGATTTTTGATGCTCCACCTGATGGTAGATACGCTCCTTGCTGAAGTGTGATTCCACTCAATCCACGAGCTGAAAGAACATTTGTTCCGTCTACTGAGAATGAAGTGAACACCGTGTCTTCTTGGACTACAAGTGCTGCATAACCTACTGATGTAACTGTACCCGTGCCGTGATATTTGAATCCATCGCCACCAGCCAAAATGCTTGTTGAGTTGCTCATATTGTGTGTATTTTTTCTATTAAAGTTGGAGTGTATTGTGTCACGCTTGATGTGGTTTCTACTTTTAGGATGCCGATTTCACAAAGTGTTCCACCGCTGGTGCTTACACTATATTCGTGTTCGCCTTCCAAGAGTGTTGCAGTTGTGCCTTCAATGAATTGGAATTTGTTGTATCTCTCAGTTTGTGTGCTGACATCGGTCAATGTGGTTGTCACAACTGTTTCCGTTTGTCGGTGAGTGAAGGTGAATACATACGATGCTGCACTTGCTTTCTCCGTCAAAGTCAAATACCAAAATTTCGTTTGCAGTTTATTAATTACCAACATCAATACAAAATAGCGAGTTGGGTTTTATGTAACAAAAAAGGGTGAGCAAATGCCCACCCCCTTTCTCTATGAATCAAGCGTACTTAAATTCCCAATGTAGTTACCACCGAACTTTGCAAGATGCAAGGTGCTTCGGCTTCGATTGCAGATAGAGTTACTTCGTATCCAGTAGAATCACCCATTGCAGTACCCGTGTTGCTGACCATTGCAGTCACATCACAACCCAAGTCCTTACCAGCCAACCAATACTCATCGTTGTTCGTTTTCACGATTGCATAGCAACGACCTTGTGCAAGAAGTTTCATCTCGTTGCGTTTGGTTGTTGACAATCTGCGAAGTTTGAACGCAATGTCTGCTTGGTTGAAAGATGTGCCGTTCTCAATAGAAACATTTGTAGTGTTTGTCATTGATCCGGTTGCTTTCGGTAGCTCGTAAGTGTATACATCACCGCTTACAACAGTTGTTGCAGTAACTATACCACTAGCAACGGTAAACTTTGATGCAGTCCAACTGATTAGGTGGATGCTTTTGATACCACCGATTGCTTCTTTGCAATCAAGGGTAAATCCTGATGTTAATAAACAAGGCATCCTATCTCAGATTAAAGGGTGAAATAAACAACTTCAGATGGGAATGCAACCTGCACACCATACTTGAAAGTCAAACGGAAACGAACTTCGTCAGAATCTTCAGAGTACCAAAGTTTTGCGATTTCCTCTTCGTTTGCAAGGTCAGTTCCTAAGAAGAAGTTAGACAAAGAACCAGCAAACAATTTGTTTGTTCCGTTCAAACCACCAACGGCGATCAACTTCATATTAGTTCCAGGATACACCATTTCCATTTCAGTTGCAGCATCGGCTACATAGTGAAACAAATTGGCGTTCTTCAAATTAACCAACATCAACTTGTAAGCATCAACACCCAAGAAACAAACTAAGTCAGTTTTGGTTGCAACGGCGGCTGGAATGTTTGCATAGATTTGATCCAAGATGTCATCAATGTTTGCAGCAGTCACGGTTGTGAAAGTTGTTGGGGCAGCGTTTGCCAATGTTGGAGATGCAGCAGCGATGATTTTGCTCAAACCATCAAAACGGTTTAAGTTAGGATTACCACTTGCAGTATCACCCTGCCAAAGAGCAGTTTCCAAAGTTTGTGCAATCACGGCTACCTTCTCGTTTCCAATCTGCTCCTCGAAAGGAATCATTGTTGGTGATCCGGGCATAATTTGTGTTTGCATCCACTTTGCTTCCAAAGTTTTAGGACAAAGAGTTTCTTCAACTTTCACAGCACCAACGGTGATGTTTCTTTGTGTGAAGGTAGTTGTACCACTTGGATTGTATCCGCAGCCATCGGCTTGAAAGAATACAGTTGAAGCGATGATGTTCAAGGCAGCAGATGATTTAACACCTACTTGCACTTGGTTAGCAGCGTACATCGCAGCAGCAGTTTTGCCGCTGAACAATGCTTTAACCAACAAATCTGTTGATTGTTCGTTGTTGTAATTAACGAGAGATCCGACTGAAAATGCCATAGTTTTAGTTTATTTATTTAGTGAGTTTTTTAATCTTTTCAATGCTTCAAACTGATCATTCTTCTTGTTTGAAACGGGAGTTTTTGTGGGTTCATCTGAAGGCAAGTCAGCAACTTTCTCGATCAAGTCGATTGCTTTGCTCATTGCTTCTTTGTGTGTGTTGTTTGATGCAGTCAATGTTTCCACCTTAGCAGTCAATTCAGCGATTGCAGTTTCCATTTTGGCAACTACTTCGTTGAATGCAGATACGGTTGCGAACTCTTCGGCTTCTACTTCAACTTCGATTTCAGGTTCAACGATTTCAGTAACCATTCCACCAACGGTTGTCACCAACAATCCACCTTCA